GCGGCCCCTTGAAGTTCGCCAGCGGAGTGTTCTCTTGGCCCCAGGGGAACGCAAACAGCACAAACGCCTCTGGGTCATCCGCAATCGCTGGTGACCACAGGGTGGTCATCAGTTCTTGTTCCTCCTCGGGCTTGTAGATGGTGGTTTGCATTACTTCTTGTTGGCCTGCAATTTACGCATCTGGTTAATGTCGTTTTTGTTTTCAGCAGCTAACAAGTCCGGTGCGGCTACGCCCATTGCGGTTGCGGTTGCAGCAGTCTTGCGGAATGGGTCAAAAGCGGCAAAACGGGAACGCAAGTTTTCTGGGTCAAAAACAACACGCTCCTTGTCCATGTCAGAACCAGCGTAGCCTTGCCGCTTTAACTCTTGCAAAAGTTTGTCTTTTAACTCTTGCACACTAAAATTTGGATTTTTGTCAATCAATTTCTGACGAATATCATCAAAAATTGCAATGCGCTCGTCTTCGCTTGTAAACTTGCCACGCGCCATCAAAGGCATGATCCTTGCATTGTCGCCAACATACTTTTCCGTGTACTGGGCAACAGGACTTGTGTACACGCCAGCGCCTAACTTGCCGCGAGGAGACACAACAAACGCACCAAAATCAGTTGCTGCGTCCGTGGCGTGATACAGCGGGTTACTCTCCTCAAACCCCATCGCCTGCGCCCTCTGCTGCGCCGTGTTGCCAGCAGGCAATCCCAACCCACCCTGAGACACCGGCAAAGCGGCGCGTTGTTGCGCCAAGCGTAAGGCTTCGTCTTGCGGGGCGGCAATCCTAACCGCCAACACATTAGAAGACGGCGCAGCGTTTAACTGCATCCCCATGCGGTTCATGTAGTTCTCAGCCATGCGGCCAGCCTGCGGTGCAAGTTCCCTTGCACCAGCCTGCAATGCCCGACCGCCCAGCCTAGCCGCAGGCGAGACAAACGGCGCAACCGCCAGCGCGGCCTCAGCCACATCCGGCTTTAATTGCAACGTCTGGCCCCTGCCCGTTGTCAGCGCATCGCCATACGACATCTTGTCGAGCGTGCTGGCTATCGCTGGAACCCCAAAGAAACCAGCCACACCCTGCATCTGCTGCGTGCGCTCCGGCGAGAAGGTAGCGGCTAGCAGATCATGAAACGCTGCAACGTAAGGGTCACGCTTGACGGGCTGCATAGAGTCTTGTTTGGGCATGGGGCAGATGATAAATTAAAAAAAGAAAAATTTTTTAACGCAAATCAAACGGCGGGTACTGCTCAAACAAAGCGTCACGCACTTGTTGCGCCTTCTCAAAAGTTGCAGCACGCTTGCGTATGCGCTTCCCATTAAACAACATCTCCACCCTGTACCCCCCCTGCTTGTCTTGGTGAATGTTGCGTTTTTCTGGGTTGCTGTTTAACGTCTGATGATAAAAAGCTATGTTTTGACACAGCGTCACTAATCGCAAATTTGCTATGCGGTTGTCCGTTTTAACCCCGTTGATGTGGTCAATTACCTTGTCATCAGGAACGTGTTCACCATGCACCCATAGCCACACCAAACGGTGCAACCTGTACTCGCGCCGCATAAGCGTAACCCGCAAGTACCCATTGCTAGTAGGACTCCCCAGTTTTTTACCCTTCAAATCAAAACACTCACCAACCTCAGGGTTGATGACTACTTTGGCTTGCAATTGCTGTTGCGTAATAAGCTTCATGCGTACAAGTATAGGGAGGCAGGGGGGAATAGGGGTGAGCCAAAAAAATATTTTTTGTTCGCGAGGCTACCGTTCCCGTGGCCCTTTCGCGTCGGCCCTACCCGGCCCCCCGGCCCCGTCGGGCGGGCGGGGCACCCCCCTGCCGTCGGTTAGTGAGTGCTTACGTCGCGGTTGACATAACGCTCGTTGTCAACATTAGACCTCGCGTGACTCGACATCCACCACGTTGCTGTTGTCATCCAGTACGCGCTGCTTGGCCTGCGTCAGCGCATCCATGACGCTGATGCGTGTGTCGGTGACGGCCACATCAATGCGATCACCATACCGCTTTGGTTGCAGCTTCGCAGCCACCCATTTGCGTGCGTCAACGCGCAGCCGCTTGTCTGCCACCCAGGCACTCATTGCAGCAGGCTCTAAGCCCTCAGGAGGCGTTAAATCGGCAATCTCCATGATCTCCTCCGCCAACTTGTCTGCGCGGTCTTGCAGGGCCTTCTCGTAGCGGGCTTGATAGGCAAGGTCGTTAGCAATGTGCCTGCGTGCTTGCATCACGCTGGGCATCCATGAGTGCTTCGCCAGCGCCGAGCTGAGGCTGCCGCCGCTGGTGATGGTTTCAAGGATCACTTCCCAGCACTTATTTTCAGGCCCATATAACCTGTCAGGCGACGGCAATGATTTAATCCCCACTCTCCTTACATAACCAGCCATATATCCCCCATGCGCCTGCGCGTATACATAACATTTTCGAACGAAACGTGCATCGCCCCCCTCTCCACCCCCACCACACCCCACAAGTTAGCACTCACCAACATCTTAGTCCTCCCAGAACGATTTCAGCCGCGACGAACAGGGAACTCAGAACTATCTCTAAAGAGATAGTTCTAGTTCGTTCCCGTTTTTCGTCTTTTTGCCCCCGAAACTGTTCCCGAACAGTTCCCAAAAAGTTCCCAGTTCCCACCTGTTCACCCCTTTTTCTTGCGGATCATCATGGCGCTCGACTCGACGGGATCGCTCACCACCCAGCCTCCATCGTCTGATTCAATAACCTGAGCCACTAATAATGCAGCTATCAACTTCCCATCCGCTGAAGGCCTAACATATACCCGCGCAGACGCCTCGCTAATACCCATCTTGTGAACAAGATACTCCATCAACGCACCACGCTCGATGTACGGATAGCCCCTTCGTTCTGGTGTGCCTGATGCCCACCAAGCGTTCTCGATGGTCTTACGGTGAACGGCCAACTTGCTGTCAGTCTTGACCGTTGCCTGCATGGTGGATGGCACCAACACCGCGCTGGTGACAGGCTGTCCATCCTCATCAAGCCAACCAGGAATGGTGACTTGTTGCAGTTCCACGTTAATGCTGGGTGCCAACTCCGCATCCTTGGATTTGCGCTGGATGATCTGCATTGGCAGATTAGATGTGGGCGGCACGATGCTGATCTCAATGTCAAGCGCACCTCGCCATGCTGATGATCCACGGGCACGGTGCTGGGCCTCATCGCTCACGCCTGTGTGGTGGACAAGGATGACCGTACACTCAAATTCGTGCATCAATCGTGCGCACGCATCGAGCATGGTCTTGGCGTCTTGGGCGCTGTTCTCATCGCCTGCGAGGAACCTGTGCAGCGTATCAACCACAATCACGCCGGGTGTGCGGGGCAAAGACCTGATGTGTGCTGCTGCCAGTTGATAGCCATCTGTGGTGTTGAGGTCGCAGCCCGATTGACTTAGCCACATCGACAGGCTGGTGGCGTTGTTGTGGTGTTTCCACGCTGCAATGCGTCCGCGCAGACCTTGGTGACCCTCGCCTGCAAGGTAAACCACATCGCATGGCTTGACCTTGTGGCCCTGCCAATCGGTCATGCCTGCTGCGAGGCGCAGCACCCAATCCAACACGGCAAACGTCTTGCCGCTACCTGATGGGCCGTGAACCATCACCAAAGCGTCGGCTTGTATCCACTTCTTCACCAACCAACTGACCGGGCTAGGCTGTGCGCTGAATGAGTCAGCACCTACCAGCCAATCGTTGACAGGTGGCGTCAACAAAGCCAGCAAGTCACCGCCTGTTTGGACGTAGTCATTGGCATCGCCTTCGTCTGGTGGCATCACAATGCGTGCCCCATGCTTGGCTGATGCCTGCTCTGCGTACCGCTGGCCGACTCCTGATTTGTCATTGTCGGCAACGATCACTAGATCGCAAGTTGGGTGGAGGTTGCGCAATGTGCCTGCGACAGGCACAAGGTTGGACGCTGAGTATCCAACAACTACCGGCCTCGAGGTGACCTGATGGATGGTCGCGGCGGTGGCAAATCCTTCGGCGAGGTAGATCGTGCCGGGATCATCCATTGACCCCAGCACCCAGAACTTGCCGCCGGTCTGGCCGCCAGGGTGGTATAGCTTGCCGCCTTCGCCATCAATGTATTGGAGCGACGACATCGTGCCGTCAGCGTCGTACAGAGGCACCACCAGCCGCCCATCGCCTGTAACCCGTGCGCCGTGCGGTGCGATGCCCTTGCGCTTAAGGTACGGATGATCTGGCGAGGCGCCTATGCAATCGCTCCAAATGGTGTCGACCACATCCGCAGCCACCTCATGCTTGCGTGCCTGCTCAATGTCGCGGGCGGCTTTGGCTTCGCTCATGCGACGGGCAAACGCCATTTCATCGGCTGGGCTGATCTGCCTGCCCACCTCGGCACGCCATGTCGATTCCATGCCCGCCCGCCAGCACCCAAACCTGCCCGCCGGGATGCCGTCACCAAACGCGATGTACCAGCCCGACTTGTCGCCCGCGCCGGGCGTGCCCTTGGTGCCTGACTTGAAGCGGTGAATCTTGCCGTCGAGGTAGATGGTGTCTGGTGGTTCCAAACCAGCCTCGCGCATGGCATCAGCCAGTTGCTGCTCGGGTGGTGCCAGCACGGGCACAGGAGGCGGTGACCACGCACCGCCAAAGATGTGGGCCAGATTAGCCATTGAGCGCAACCGTGCTTGTCTCGCGCAAGTACGTCTCAATCGAGCGCATGGTCGAGCGGCTGGGCTTGCTCTTGCCGTTGACCAGCCTGTACAGGGTGAACACGCTCAATCCTGTGGCGTCAGCGACCACAGGCAGTTTACGGTCGGCGAGGCGTTGCTTGATTTCGGTGAGGGTCATGTGATGTCAAAGAAAGTTGCAGAAAGTTTGAGAATGGTAGCACAGGCGCAAAAATTGGTGTTATGATTTCGCCATGCGCTGCCCAGATGGTCTGACTAGCGCAAACAGGAGAGACACCATGTACACCAAACAAATCGCCCGCCTGATCTACCTTGCTCGCATGATCAACAAGTACGCTGACTCTTACTACAAGTGCCCCAGCGCCCGTCAAGACTCATGGGCGCATGAGTATGACGACTGCCGCGAAGACCACCCCCTTGTGTGGGAAGCGTATTGCGCCCAAACAGGCGCGTACATCAAACATGACAGCAACGACTGCCGCGCATAAATAACTTGCAAAAAGTTAGCACGGGTTGCAAAACCCGTGTTATGATCTAGCCATGCGCTGACCAGATGTCCTGACAAGCGCCAAACCGGAGACACCAACATGAACATCATCACCAGCCTCACCGAGCGCATCGAAGACTATCGCTTGACCAACAAGCAACCCTGCAAAAACTACGCAACGCAAGACGCTGCGGAAAAGGCGACCGCGAAGATGGCTGGTGACGTTGCGCAGTATTTCACGCGCCACAACGAGCAAGTCAAGTCGGCCAACTACGTTGTGTTTTACGTCGAAGCGTGGGGCCGTTGGGTTGGTTGCATCGACATGAGCGAATTGCTTGGCCGTAAGACCTCAACCGGCGGCTACGTTGGATTCTGCAAGAGTTTTTTCACCTACTAAATCAACCCGCCCCCTCCGGGGGGCGCATCAACACCATGAAACGCATCCTCATCGAACTGGCACAAGCCTGCCTCGCCGCCGCCATCATCGGCGCACCGCTGGCCTATTACTTTTTGTTTGTGATGAAGCCCTAATGCTTTACCGCCGCCGGTCGGTCACCGGCATCTACCAACGCCAAACCGGAGCAAAACCAACATGGCTATTCATTTGAAATCAACCGGAAGCTTAAGCGCCAACGGAAAAAAAATACTTGGCTATGGCCAATCAGGGGCGGGTAAAACTACCCTAATAACGACGCTGCCGGACGTAGTTGTTCTTAGCGCAGAAGGTGGCTTGTTGAGCATCCAAGATGCCAACTTGCCCTACATTGAGATCACCTCGATGGCCGATCTCATGGAGGCTTACGAATGGCTTAGTTCTGGCGAGGCCAAGAAGTTTCAATCTGTCGCCCTCGACTCAATCTCAGAGATTGCAGAGGTCTGTCTGAACAACGAGAAAAAAACCGCCAAAGATCCGAGGCAAGCCTACGGTGCGATGGCGGAACAGATGGCAGATGTAATTAGGGCGTTCCGCGATCTTCCAGGTAGGCACGTCTTTATGACCGCCAAGCTGGAAAAGACTGCCGACGAGATGGGCAGGATTTTGTACAGCCCATCAATGCCGGGTAACAAAACCGGCCAGAGCCTGCCGTACTTCTTTGATGAGGTGTTGGCCTTGCGCGTTGAGAAAGACGCCGACGGCGTGAGCCAACGTGCGTTGATGTGCGACAGCGATGGCCTGTGGATTGCCAAGGATCGCTCTGGCAAGTTAGGCACATGGGAGGCACCTGACCTTGGCGAGATCATCCGCAAGATTGGCGGTCAGGCATGAGGCCCATGCGCGAGATAGCCGCTGAATGGGCAGCGGAAAAAGAGGTTGAGCGCCAAGCTATTGAGAACCGCCGCCGCCTCGAGGATGAGATGGTCAAGTCGTTTGGCTTGCAGCCTGACCTCGACAGCACCGTTAGCAAAGACGTTGACGGTTACGTCATCAAGATCACCGGGCGGATTGACCGAAAGGTCGACGCCGACAAGATTCAAGAACTTGCTGCCCAGCACGGTCTTGAGTCGCACCTTTCAACCATCTGCCGGTGGAAGCCGGAAATCAACCTCAGCGTATGGAAAGCGACCGACCCGACCATCACGAAACTGTTAGCCCCGGCGATCACCGCGAAACCCGGCAGACCAAGTTTTTCAATCGCTCACAAGGAATAAGAACCATGAAACTCGGAGAAACCTTTTCTGCTGTTGAATTGCAGCCATCCACGCCATCCTATGACTTGCTGCCTGCTGGTTGGTATACCGCCATCATCACCGAGGCTGAAGTCAAAAGCACTAAAGCCGGAAACGGTAGCTACATCAAATGCCGTTACGACATCACAGGCCCATCGTGCCAAGGTCGCGTGGTGTTTTCAAACTTCAACATCCAAAACCCCAGCGTCAAGGCTGAGGAGATCGGACGTCAGCAACTGGGCGACCTGATGCGTGCGCTGGGCCTGCCTGCGGTCAACGACACCGACCAGTTGGTGAACGGGCATTTGTCCATCAAGGTAGACATTCGCCCAGCATCAGGCGAATATGGCGCTCAGAACGAGGTGAAGGGTTGGCGCAGCAACACCGGAAGCCTGCCGCCACAGCCTGGCAAGCCCGACGCGCCTGTTGGTGCGTCTACCAAGGCATCGCCACCCTGGGCAAAGAAGTAAAAAGACGGGGCGCTCGATTTAGTCTTCAACATGGCTAGGTGGAAAGTCAGAAAAACCCTAGCGTTGACATCCTCGATTGCTGACTTGACGCGCCCCAAACTGAACTGAACAAAGGAGAGAACCGTGGAGATTCCCCCGTCAGAGAATACCATCACCGCGCTAATTGACAAGCACCACGAGGCGCAAGCAGCGCAGGAGATGCCCCGCCCTCACATGGGTTGCAGCATCGTTGGCCATCCCTGTGACCGCTGGCTGTGGCTGTCGTTTCGGTTTGCGGTCAAGCCGACGTTTCCCGGTCGCGTCCTGCGAATGTTCCGCCGAGGCCGCAACGAAGAAGCCACGATCATTGATGACTTGCGGGCGATCGGCATCAAGGTGCGTGCGCTGGAGGCCCAGATGCGGGT